GTTAAATTCATGCAGTTTTTTAAAATATCACCTATTATTTTTATTGGCTCTCTATTCATAATTCTTAACTAAATGATATTCATAGTAGTTATTTAAACTATAATTCTTTTCAAACATTACTTTGTATTGCTTGCCTTCGTACTCTATTAAGTCATTAGTAAATATCTCTTGACTTATTCTTGTATGTATCATCAACCATTCCCAGCTCCTCATTTCTAAGGGTTTTATTTGTAAAGCTTCTGCTGTTAAGGGCTGTATAACACCTTGAAAACTTATATTTTCTTTAGTCTCTACCGTTACATAATCAACTACTGATTGAGTAACTTTAATCAAGGTTATTGGACTTTCCCAACCATTTAAAGCAGTTTGTATCTTAGGTATTGGCATTTAATCCCCTTTTTCTACTTTACTAATTATTGACTTCCTTAATTGTGAAGTCTCAATCAAAATTTGTTCACTTCCTTTTGCATCAATCGTACTTTGCGCTAGTGGTTGCCATGTTCCAAATCCCCCACTTTCAAAAGCTTCTTGAACGATAGCCTCGCCAGCAATACCAATTAATTCAAATATCTTTTCTGCTCCACCCTCTTTATTTATATTAGCCTTAATAACCTTATTGGCAGTTGCTAATAATTCTTTTCTTTTTATCTCAATAGGGTCTTTTAAAAATGACCTTCTTGGCAATCCTTCACTTATTACGCCAAATTCATGTCTGGCTCCTATTTCTGCATTTGTTAATGCTCCATCTCCTCTTGCGTTTTTATCCGCAAATATTCCTAGTTTTGCAACTAGATTTGTTTTTAAATTCTCTTGTAACTGCTCTAATCCTTTTAAATTAGATGTTACTTTTACATCACTTGGCATTATGGCGTTGTAGCTCCTTCAACGGTTGCTATATTACCTGTTAATCTTGGCAAAATCAAGTTAAGGTATTTTCTACCATAACTTGACCCTGCATAAAAACTTAATATTGGATCGTCTAATTGCCATTGCGGTATAGAATAGCTTTCAGATACATTGCCAACACTTCTTGAGTTAGCTAATCCAGCTTGAGAACTATTTTGACCACCAGCATTTAAATCATTTACCAAATAATGAGCTGCTAGATATAAATAACCTAATACTATATCGTCATCATCATCAAAAAGAGCATCATTAAAAGTAATACATGCCTCGGCGTAAGCATTAGTAATATCTAAATCACTAACTAAACCTACATTACTAATCTCTTTCCAGTCTGTAGTTACAGTTGGAAGAGTGCCAATAACCCCATCATTCAAACATTGATAGAACCTTTTATTAACATCATAAAAAACTTGGTTTCCTGTGTTGTAGGTTGTGCCTACTAACCAAGTGTTAATAAAGGTAAAATCACGCCAGAACTGATTTTTAAAATCCTCTGGCGTGAGTGCTTGGATAATTGGATTATCACAAGACATTACTTTTTAGACTTAGCTTTGTTTACAATCTTTTCCGCTTTGTCTTTTAAAGAATCTAAAGTATCAATGCCTTCATATCTCAATAAAGTTTTAGCTAAATTTTCTTCAAGCTTCATAACCTTACCAATTCTAAAGAAAATATCCTTACCTTCTTTATCTTTTCCAATTAAGAAATTTGTTTTAGTTTGATTTATAAGTTCCATAATTTTTCCTCCATAATTTTTCCTATTAAATTGTTTCTGCGTGATCTAAGTAGTAAATTTCTTGTGGTCTCTTAGCAATAACACCTGAGAATTGACCATAAGCTACATTAGAGAAGTCAAAATTGTTTACAGTTCCAAAAGTTGTAGTTGTGTAATCAATTGGCAAGTTCATTTCTAAAGTCTTAGAATCGTTTCTGTAAAGAACATATCTGTTTTTGCCTAAAGGATTTTGAACAAAATCTTTATTGTTGTAAGCTGTATGAGTAACTTTAAAGTTAGGATTTTGAGTAGCTTCTTTAAACGCTTGCTCTAAGAAAGTTGACTTAAAAATCAAAGGTTGATTTTCAGCTACAAAAGATGGTAATCCCAAGAAATCAGCAGTAGGAATACAGAAAGTATCCGGCATTCTTGTTTGGTTTGTATTTTGGAAATATACCTTAACAATATTTTTAGCAAAAGTATTTATTTCCGTTGAAGTCATTGCAGATAATGGCTTAGTCAAAGTTGAAACATCAGTCGTAATTCCTGATAAAGTTAATAAACCGTCAATATCAGCTAACTCTGGTTGACCAACTAAAGCAGTATCTTGAATGCCAATATCCCATTCAGTTTTTCTTGCTTCCTCTCTTTGAGTGATTAAGTTAATTACTGAGCCTAAGTTTCTATTAGCTTGCTCTAATTCAATTATAGAGTAATCCATTTCACCTGACCAGAAGAAGTTAGGCAAACGAACTGAATCATAACCAACATTAGTTTTGCCTTTTCTAGTACCCGCGCCTTGACCCATGATTCCAGAAGCGAAGTTGCCATCTAGCTTAAAGTTTCTGTAATATAAAGACTCTTCAGTAAATGCACCTTCACCGGTTTTAATTGGAACGAAAGCACCTAAGCCGCCTTGATTCTCACCAACTGTATAAAATACTTGAGAAATAACATCTCTTTTTATATCTGTTAATGTTGAAATAGTTTGCTCATAGCCTGCTGGTGCAGCATTACAAAGAATATTTGCTTTTCCCTCAAGTCCAGCCTTTGTATTAATTATTGAGTTTGCAAAAGTATCATGAGAAAGTTGTCTGCCATCATGAATTGCTTTTAGCATATTTAAAGTTTTATTGTCCATTTTTTGTCCTAGTTAAATTAATAAATTACTGTGTTTTAATAAGTACTCTGATTAAATCACCATCAGCGGTAGCAATGTCTAAAGCACGGCCAATTGAAGTACCGCCCGCATTAGTAGCTACTTTATTGCCAGTTGGTACTATTTCTAAATCAGCACCTCTAGCAATGGCAGCCGAAGCTTCCATTTTCATTACGCTAAAGAATGAAGCAGCTCTGATAGAATCTCCTGCAACATAGCTATTTGTTTTCACTTCATAAGGAACAAAGCCGAAAATATCATCAGCGGCTAGAGTAGCTAAATCAACCATGATTGATTTGCCTGCAACGCCTACAATTTTAAGAGCAAAGCCGTTTGCATTTGAGAAATCAGCAACAGAAGCTGGGTCAATTCTACAATCGAACAAATTCCAGTTAATCGCTAAGTCTAGCATCCCCTTTTCAGAAGTTGGTCTAGTTTGGTTTAAAATCTGTGTCATTTTTTTTATTTAATGAATTAATATTATTTAGTAACTTTTTGAGGCTCACCATAAGCAAGACGACCTAATTCAAATCTTGATCTATCTGTAATTACTTTTGATGATTCTATTTTTTTGCCATTTTCAAACTTCTTTGTGTCTTCTGCTATCTTTTTAGCATCAATAGAGTTCTTTTTGGCTTCTTTCTTCTTTTCCTCAGCTTCTTCCTTTTCAGCATTTTCTTTTTCTTTTTTCTTTTCCTCTTCTTCCTCAGCATTTTTCTTAGCCTCGTCTTCTTCATTCTTTTTAGCTGATTCAACTATTTTTTTCATTTCAGAAACTTTCATCATTTTGCCGCCTACTTCAATTTCAGTATCATCATTGATCTTAGGCTTGTCTTCGTGATACTCGTTTTCTTTCTCTTCTTCTTTTTTAGCTTCATTTTCACATATCTTGATAGCTTCAGCCATAGGAAGATCAGAGCCATTGCTTAATTGAATAAAAGAATTTTCTAAATCCAATTCTTTTACTGAATTTTCTTTTGTCTCTTTTTTAGAAGTAAATTTAAATATATTCATAACTTTATTTTTAATTGAGTTTTTTAAAATAATTGCATCCTCATAACGAGGATTTTCCACAATAGCCAAGTGAGTGACTTCATCGTTCTCTTCTATGTCTACCACTTCACGGTTGTAAGGTACTGCATTCTTAGTACCACCACTTCCGCTAGTTACTGCTACATAACAACAACTAACAGAGTAACCCCTATTAATAAGATCTATTGCTTCTGCATCATTTACAGTAAAATCACACCAAGCCCAACCATCATCACCTATCCAGATATTGTTTATATATCCCACTATTTCATTAGCGTTTTCCGCTGTAACATCTTTGTGATCTATAATCACTTTTGCACCCTTAAACTTAAGAGCCATCTTCATTAAGTTTTCTGGTTTTATTAAAACCCTCTCGTCATTGTATTCAACAACCGCAGCCTCAAGGAATCTTGCCTTGAATGTTTCTGCTCTTAATCTTGGATTATCTAGTCCGTTTTTAATCATTTAAATAAAATGTAAAAAGTTTTGACATTGTTGTTGACATTAATAATTTCTTAATTAATATAGGTTTTGTCCTAGTAACTATATTAATTTTTTATGAGTAAAGATAAGTTAGAATCAAACAATGAAACAAAAGTAAATGAAGATGATTATTTAACTCTTAGAGTAAAAATACTAAAAGATAGTCCTCATAAATTCTTTGACATCAAAACAGATGATCTAATATCTATTAAACGTAACTATAAAAGTAAAAAACTATATTGTGTTTATAACTAATATATTATTATTAATAATTATTTTATTAATAATTGGCTTTATCAAGAATCGCTCATGATAGGTATAGAGGCTAAATCTCAACAATAGGTATAGCAACACAATTACAACCAAAATCCTCCCCGGGATTATTCCTAGCGCCTGTATCTTGGTTTGTAATAGGTGGATCATCAAAGCTAAAAACCTTTCCATTTAAGGCTCTGTGATCTGGTCTAGTCCTAACATTGGATATTGACCATTTGTACTTACGCACTCCTACATCTTCATATTTAGCTTGTTTATATTTAGAAGTCAACAAAGAAATTTCTTGTTTAGCTAAAAACTTTGCTTTTGACTCACTAACGCCAAATCTACCAACAATAGTTTTTTGTAATTCTTCTGCTCTTATCCCTGCAAAAACTGCATTC